CAGCATCTTTATTTATTGCTTCTGACAAATCAACAGGTTTACCTTTTTCAGGGTGTTTAATTGCCCCTGCCATTTGTACCCAATTATATCTGTGTGATGTGTGTGTTACTATTTCTCTACCTACATTAGCAACTCCTGAGTGGACTCTAATATCATCTGTTAGCAATAGAATTTTTTTTCTATCTTCTTTTTTAATATAACCCTCTTTCATTTAATAACTATTTTTAATTAATTAATCTTCTAGATCTAGTTTTACTTGTGAATTAATTTGTTTTCTAAAATCTTCATTTGTTAAATATAAGTATAATGAACGATCTGCTAGTTTTTGGAAACTAAATTTACGTTTTACACATTCAATTTTAAAATTTTCGAATAAATCACTTTTTACTTTTACACTTGTTAGTGTCATTTCTTTTGAACTTGCCATAATTTTTATTTTTATTTATATTTGTCTATACATATATGCAGATTATAAATTCTTACCAATAGCATTGCATAATTCTGTATTTTCTTTGTAAGGACAAAACGTACAATTCCACTTACTTGGATTTGCACCAAATATAGTATCCTTATATGACCCATCCAAGTTAAAAGCTTTACTTATAAATTCATTTAAATTTGTTGTTGCTTTATTTAATTTTACTTTACCAGAAGCTGGGTAGAATTGTTGTACTCGTTTTTGTGGGTAATCTCCATCTACATATACTTTTCGTCTAACAATAAAAAATTCTATATCAATATCTTCTAAAGGTATATTATATTGTTTACTAAAGAAATATTTGTATAATATTAATTGGAATTGTTTACTTTCATCTTTTTTAGCCCATTTATTCCAACCTTTAGTACTGGTTTTAATGTCTATTATTTTGAATTTTTTTAAATCCTCATCGTATAACACAACATCTAAATAACCCATGTATTTTACGCGGTTAAGACGCAAATTAGGCGCCATAACAATTGGTACCTCACAACCAACTAAATATGTTCCTTTTTTACTAAAATATAAACTTCGTTTTTTCCTAATAAAATTTAAGATTTCTTTACCATCCTCAAAAAATTCTCTTAATTCAGTTGGGGAACTAAAATGTTGATTTTTATTTTTTTTATAATCTTCACCATAACATTTTCTTAAAGTATCTTCAAATAATTCTTCAATGTCAATTCTATCTGCTTCTGCTCCACTTACTTCATACATTACATCTAAATAATGTTGTAAAACTTCATGTAATGCTGTTCCAAATGTCATATGGATACTTTGTTCACTAATTTTATGACCATCTCTATATTGTAGAGACCATTTTTTAGGACACTGAGTGAACATTGATAATTGAGAGTAAGATATATTTTTCTCAACTGCAAAATTAACTGGTAGAGGGGGATTATTTCTAATCTCCCTTACTATAATTGGTACTTTCTTTTTACCCAAACTATTTTTTCCATTTATCTCGACCTACTAAAAGACCGATTATTCCATAATTGGCAATATCAATAAATGTATCTTCCATACCTTCACCTTGAACAAATGATCGACCATTAATTAATAAATTTTTAAGACGTGAAATTTTATCTGTAAGTCTAATACATAATCCTGTTAATGAGAATTTTTTATCATCCTTATTATTTAATACATCACCACCTAAAGCAATATTATTTAAACCATAATCCATATGTTTACGAGCAAACATCTCATACATTTCTTTTTGGATTTGGATAAATTCATTTGCTAATTCTGGGTATTCATGTTCAAAAATTTCTACTGGTGTTGAATTTAAATCAGGTGTTGATTTTCCATTTTTTGCATTCATAATTTCTCTATCACTCATAACTTTTTCTATTTCTTTTGCGTTATTACTAAAATGACCTACATTCTCAAAATACTTAGATATTGAATCACCCATTTACTTGTCCTTTATTATTAAAATATTTTTCTAGTACTTCTAGTCTTTCATCTGCTGATGCTAATAATCTTAATGCTTCATCACAGTTATCCCAATAATCTTTAGTTGAATGGTCACCTATACCTGCTGGATGGTTTGTTAGTAGGTTAATACTAGCTAATGCTTTTGCCTTATCAGCTTCTGCTGATGCTTTTAAAAATTTGTATACTTGTAAGTTCATATTGTTTTTATTAATTTTTTAATTTCTTTTTTTTCAAAACCTAAATCACCAAGTACTTCGGTAATTCCTTCTTTTCCCAATATGGGAATATACGAACTAGCTTCATCACTTCCAATGGATAATTTACTAGCAATGATATTGGATAGTTCTTTTGAATCTTTTTTATTTTGGTTCTTAATATATTTATTCCATACTTTTCTTTGAGGAATCATTTCTCTATAAATAGTATAAATTTCTTTTTTATTTTGAGGATTTATATTTTGTACATAATTGACTATATCAATATAACTAATATTCATAGATAAAAATCTATGTACCATGTAAGAATTCCAATCATCCCAATCACTTTGTGAAAAATCATTAGGTGATGTTTTCTTAACTGTTATTTCATTTAACCAATCAAATACTGTCATATATTCTATCTTTTCCACCCTCTATAATAGAGATCTTTTGAAAGTTCATTTATTACCCAATACCCATTTATTAATTCTTTAAACATAGGTATACTTCTAAAATCCCCAGGAGTTCTGTTTCTATAAAAATCCTTCCAACTATCCATTTCTTGTGTAAAAGGCATTGCTACTGGGTGTGATCTTGAAGTACCATGTTCTTTTCTTCCTAAATATGCACAGGTCATCATAAATAATCCACCTGGTTTTAAATGTTCTATCATATTAGTAACTGTTAAATCAATATAAGGATCATGTTCAAATACTTCAAAAGCACATACTACATCAAATAATTGGTTACTCTTATAAAGATGTCCTAAAGATACAACGTCAACACCATCACCTTTTTCTATATCAACTCCAACCCATTCACAATCTTTGGAATGAGATTTAGCTTTTGGGAAACAATTTCCAGATCCTATTTCTAACCATCTTTTTCCAATAAATAACTCAGAGTGGAGGGTTTTAGTCTCATATATAAAATGCATGGGTTCATGATGCATATTTCTTAAATTAAATCATCTTTATACTCATCTCTAATTTCAGGTGGTAATGTTAATCCTACTATTTTTTTAGTATCTGGACAGAAAAATACTGGGATTGGCATAACCGCATCTTCATCAGTTCCTGCTACAAATTTTGATACACTACGTATTAATACACCTTGTTGAAAAATTTTATTTCCTTCTGGTGTTGTAAATGAAGTTGTATCTTCTAACTTTACGTTTGGTTGTCCTACTGGGTTGTTACTCATTTTTTTTAAATTTAAATATTAATTAATTGTTTTATTAAGGCCATACAGTTTATTTCTTTATCAATCCTAAAATTAGACTGAAAGCTGTATTCATTTATATGTATTGCTACTGTGCCTTCTTTTCCAGGAGCAAAATCCGAAGCATTATCAAATAAAAATCGATAAAATACTTCAAAATCTTTAACATTAGCGTTAGCTATTATTTGTCTTATTTCGTTAAATTTAGGAGATGATTTAGATAATTCTTTTACTACTTTACTCATATAGTTATTAGAAACTAATGCATCTTTATCTAATTTTAAGTGGTTACCTTGCGTAGATACTTGTATTGTATTAAGCATCTTACGAACGTCAGGGTAGTTATTATTAGTAATTGTTTCTAAGTCACTTACACTACATTTTATACCTTCTTTCTGTACAACTTTCATCAAATGATTTACTACGTCTAAATTAGTTGGAGGTATAATTTTTAATGTTTGACATCTTGACTGTAGAGGATCTATAATACGTTCAATAAAATTACAAGTTAAAATAAAACGTGTAGTTCTTGAAAAAGTTTCAATTACATTCCTTAATGATGCCTGTGCTTGTATAGTTAGAAAATCTGCTTCATCTAATATAACAACCTTGAGGGGTTTAAATGACATTACGCTAGCAAAACCTGATACTTTATCTCTAATAGTTTCAATACCTCTTTCATCAGAA